AGCCAGAAGCTTCCTTGATGCTCTTTAGTGCTTTAACGTTACTCTTTTCTATACCCGTTTTGAAACGAAAATTATGGAGTGATTATCTACTAGCAGGTATTTTTATAGGTTTAGCGACTGCGGTAAAATATCCAGGAGTTATTAATTGTTCATACATCGTGATGTTTCATTTGCTTAGTCGCTATTCGTCAGAGAAAAAGAAAAAACTTTTTGTCAAAAATGATTGGAAACTATTGGTGGCTGGCGGAATTTCTCTTGTCGCATTTTTTACTGTTAATTTTGCAGTCTTAATGAGTTTTTCTAAGTTTAGTAATGATTTAGTGGGCATGGCTGCTGGGTCTAGAGCTGGAAACATTATTCTCAATTTCTTTGATTCATTTTTGTGTTACTATCAAGATGGATTGCTCTATACCTTAGGAATTCCTGCCGTCATTGTGATGACTTGCGCAATAGTTTATCACATATTTAAGCCATCTAAATTATTTTGGGGATTAGTACCTGGAATGATTTTATTTTTATACATTGCCAGCAAAGGACTGAAAACTTCTGATGCTTATTTTATGCCAGCACTAATTCCACTTTGTATTATCGCTGGAGTTTGGCTTTTGGGACTCAAAAATAAAACGATTAAAACAATATTGGCGCTTCTTAGCATTATTGGAACTTTTAGCTATTGCTGGGCTTACAGTCAAGTGATGGCAAAAAGAAACGTACGCTTAATTGCTACGGAATGGATTAACAAAAACATTCCAGCGGGAAGCGTTATATGCACTTTGAGCTATCCTGTTTTTTATCGAACTCCAATGGTCAGCCCGACAAAATATAAATTAATCAATCAGTTTATGCAAGGTAAAGATATTATTAAAAAAGCAAATTATTATATTCAAACGTCCTATCAATGGGAGCCAACTAGCTTTTTCCAAAGGCTAAAATATAGCGAAGATAAAAGTCCCACACTGGATTTTAAAAGAATAAAAGAAATAGAAGTTATTCCCAAAGCATTTTTTGGTTTGCTACCCTTAACAAGAAAGCATCGTCTAAATCACTACTTTGAAAACATAAGACCCAAAGTGATTATATTTAAAGCTTCTAATGGTTTTTGCAATTGTATATATCCTAATTGATCCATTGTTTCATCATGAGTTTTATCTTCCGGAGTTAATTTACTAACTATATAATTATATCCAGAATCTTGATATGGACTAAGTGGTGTAATATAAAGGGAAAGAAACTGAACTGGTTTCATAATCTCTTTTCGATTAAGTTGAATTTGTGGATATATTCGATCTTTTATTGTTTTTTTAGGAGCAAATTCGCTAGGCCATATACGATATGGGAAGGTATAAGGGTTATCACCACGTACAAAAGATATATAACCGGTTGCCTTACGTTCTAAAAGTTGTTTACCTACTTCTACTCCGTCTACAATTTTAAAGTTACCATCGCTATCAAATACGTCTTTTGTTTCAATTTCGCTTCTGCCATCATTTAGATTCATAATACTAAGTAACCAAATAATCTCTTTATAGGTATTATAAAGTGGTGTTGCAGACAAAAATAATAATCTAAGATTATCAACATTTTGAACTAATTTTTTTAATTCTGTAGCAGTACGTTTACGTTTATTATCATCGGTACTACGGATATTATGAACTTCATCAATTATAATAAGTCTATTATTAAAATAATGCTTTAATCGTTCCTTAACAGCAGCCTCTTTATTTTTAATTAAATCTGATTCTATATTACTTCTTCGTTCAATATAATTGGCAAATTCAGTATAACCAAGAAATAGATATGTAATATTAATCAAATGTTTAATTTGGGAAACAACTTTATCTCGAGCTAATCCGCGCATATTTAATGGATTAATTTCTTTTAATAGTTTATTGCCAACACAACTTTTAATAGTCCATAAACCATCAACTAATAATAATTTAGTTTCATCAAATAATTGTAATTTGAAATTAGATTGAACATTTGGAGAAGCAACTACAATGATTCGTTGATTGGTTCCAATTTGTTTAATATAATCACGCATTTCTTCTGCAACACCAATTGCAGAGCATGTTTTCCCAGATCCAAGACCATGATATAATAATAAGCTGTTATATGGAGTCTGAAATGATAAAAAGTTTTTAATAAATTGTTGATGGGGAGATAATTCAAATTCAGCATTACATAATTTTTCAGCCTGTTCATTAATAGGATATAGTTGACCATCATATCTGGTATCATTAAATTCTCTTTTTTCTGCTATTTTGTTGTTAAATATTGGATCATTTAATTCTGGATATAAATATGGATATTCTGATTCATTTGCGGTCCATACTTTTCTCTCTTCCAATTCTTTATTATTTATCAATTGATTTGTATTAATTTGATCTTTATTTGGTTCAGCTGTCATTTATATATATAGATAGAATGTATATTTTATGTTTTTGTTTAAAATATACATTAGAAGAATTTATAATGAGTTAATATATATTCAGCACGTTTTAAAGTATCAATTCTTTCTAAATTATAGGGCCTAATATGATTTAAACATTCTTTATATGAAAACCATTCTACTTTACTAACCTCACTCTTTTGAAAATTAATAAATGGTTTATCATTCTTTTCCATATAAGCAATATAGTACTTATGTTTATAAGATTTATAATTAGAACCAGTAAATAATTCTTCAATCGGAAGAATATTTTGCACTAATTTAATAGAATTTTTAATACAACCAGTTTCTTCTTCAAATTCTCTAAGTGCACAGGTTAGGTCTTTTTCCTGATAATTTCTTCGTCCTTTTGGGAATCCCCATTCTGGCTCTAACCATTTGTATTCACATTGATTTATTAAAGACTCTAAATTATATTCTTCATTCGATAAAGTAATACCGGCTTTAAGGGAATTAAACTTTTCTTTCGAAATTTTCTCTTCTCCACGATATTGAATACCAACAAAATCTCCCCACAATTCTTTCCATAGTACATCAAATTCAAGAGTTAATAATTTATTTTTTTCAGATATTGTCATTTCATTAATAATATTAAGAAGATATCGTTTATTAAATAATGGATATTTTCCTCTCATGAAGTCTACATATCCTAAACTATCTTTACGGCGAATCATAAGATAGTTTAATTCATCTTTATTATTAAATACTATTATTCCGATACTAGTAATTGGATTTTTGCATTGATGAAATAGGTGTCCATGTTTTCCACAATTATTACAAAAATTGTATTCTTTCATACGGCTATATGTTTATTATGTTGTCTTTTTATATCTATTTATTCTAATGGCATTAGATTCAAAAATTTGGGGACCTCATTACTGGTTTGTTTTACATACTATAGCATTAACATATCCAATTTATCCAAATGAAACAATAAAAAAGAAATATTACGATTTTATTTATAATTTACCAATTTTTATTCCAATTAGTAATATGGGAAATTCATTTAGTGAGTTATTAGATTTATATCCAGTTACTCCATATTTAGATTCTAGAGAATCATTAATGAAATGGATGTATTTTATTCACAACAAAATAAATGTTAGTTTAAAATTACCAGAAAAAACAATGGCAGAAAGCCTTGCATCATATCATAACCTATATGAACCAAAAGAGATAAATATTCATCAAAAAAATCTGATGAAAGAGAGATATATTTTTACTTTAATATTATCAATTCTTATTATGTTAGGAATAAATCTTTATCAAAAATCATAAAAATATCATTATACTATATAAGTAATGAGTACTAAAAAATATAAAAAATATAAAAGAAATACAAGGAAAAATAGAGGTGGTAAGGCTGTTGGTAGTGGTACATTTGGATGTGTATTTAACCCAGCATTACGTTGTAATAAATCTAAAAAACGAACAAAAGGTATAAGTAAATTGGGATTTAGGAATCATAGTGAAGATGAATGGAAACAATTACAACTAGTTACTAATTATATACAAAGAATACCAAATTATAAACAATATTTTTTATTAGATAATATGAGTTTATGCAATCCGGCAGCTTTAACACCAAATGATAAAATCGGATTTGAAAAATGTTTTGGATTAAAAGATAATGATATCATACAAGATAATGTAAATGATAATTTATCTAAACTCAAACTTATAAATATGCCATATGGCGGCGTAAATTTAAGCACTGAAATCGAAAATTCAATGTTAAAATTGCCTACTGCAAATAAATTATTGCAACAATTACTTATTCATGCAATAGTGCCAATGAATAAATTGGGAGTATATCATTTTGATCTTAAAGCAGATAATGTTTTATATAAAAATAAGCAGATAAAAATTATTGATTTTGGAGAAATTGGTATTAGTTCTTATCAAGAACCAATCCCTATTTCATTATATAATAGACGAATTCAATTTAATAGTCCATTTGCTCGAATCATATTTTCAGATATTATGAATTTATTTATTAATACTTATTTACAAGAAAGCAATATAACCAAATCAGATCCACACATATATAAGCGATTAAAATCAATAATTACAGTTGCATATGATTATTATAAAAAACAGAATGAAGAGGGGCATGAATTATATCTTGGAAAATACATTTTACCAGATATAATAGCATTAAGTACACCAAATCAATATAGTGCTCTTTTACAAACATTCGAAGATTCGGAACAATTATTAACTGCTCTTGTAGTAGAATATTGTACAACTGTAGTAATTAATTATTTCGATTTTAATACAAAGCAGTTTGATAAAGTTCGGTATTTTAAAGAAGTCTATTCAAAAAATGTAGATATATATGGTTGTATTATGTGTTATATACCATTTATTGTTAGATCTTTGGAAAATAATAAACAATATAATGATAAACTAGAAAGAAAAATCGCGCTATCCAATGTAATAATTAAATTTTGTTTTAGTAATGAATATGCTGCAAAACCGATAGATCTGAACATTTTATTGGAAGCCTTGCGCAATGTTGATAGTCCTAGTAAACATATAAGATTATCTTTAGAAAAATTAATAAAAAATTAACCCATAATAATTATTGAATTTATATATATATAATATAAATGAAACTTGAATTTCTGATACTTGTGATAACTGGATTTTTAATTATAAATATACATCATGATGGTAAATATATGAAAATAATTAAATCTTGGAAAAAATATTATCAAATGGCATTTTATGGATTTATGGGTCTTTCTCTCTATATTTTTGTAAAAAAATATCCGAGTCAAGGACATAGTCTTTTTTCACATGCACACAATTTTGTAAAATATATGCCTATGGATAAAGATAGCGGCGATTTATTGTCGCCATTATTACGTTTTTCTGCACATAGTTCATCAATTGATAATAATAGTACTAGTCCACAATATAAAAGAATGTTAAATAGTGGTGGTAGTGGATCTCAAGGAAGTAATTCTACAAAACGTTGTGTAAGTGAAACAAAAAAGAAATTTGTTGCATCTAGACAAAATTGGAAATGTAAAAGTTGTGATACTCAATTACCAGCATGGTTTGAGGTTGATCATAAAATACGATTAGATAGAGGAGGAGACAATCATATTAATAATTTAGAAGCATTATGTCCAAATTGTCATCGAGAGAAAACCGCTATGGAAAATATATAGAAATCTATGATTATATTAGATTTTTATATACACTAATTATAGTATAATGAAAAGTAAATTCGATAATACTTTATTATTAACCTTAACAATTGCATATATATTAACTGGTTCCATAGCAGTTTATTTTAATTTTTTGCCTTGGTCTCATAAAGATTCAGATAATGAGAAAACACCAGAGCAGAGAATTAAAGAAGAAAAAGAAGAAGAAGCAGAAGAAGCCGGTTTCTCAACTGATAAAGTTAATAATTTTTTGTTTAAGAATAAAGTCTTTCTATATTTTATTTTTGGTATAATAGGAGGTTTTTTTTTAAGTCTTGCATGGTTAAATGAAATAATACCTGAGTTATTTCCAACAGGATTCTGGAGAACATTATTAAAATTAATAACACTTTCACTTACTATATTTGGTCTTATTGGATTAACATTTTATTTAATATCATATACTCCAATAGCACTAACTGGCATTCTTAATATTATTAATTTATTAATAATTGGAGGAGGGCTTACAATAATATTTGA